TATGTTTCATATACCTCATCTCTTTCCGCCATTCTTGGCAATATGTAGGGCGTTTTACCCTCTTATACTACTTCGTTAATTCTTCGTGACCTATCTCAACCAGAATTTTTTTCACTCCGGCTTCTAGCGCTTTGGGGACATCAGCAAAATCAAGCTTTCCATCTAAGATACGATATACCAGAAAATTTTCCATTATGCTTTACCTCCTGCCGCCATCAGTATCAAATCTTGAACTGCCTGTGCAGTCACCTCTTGCTTAAGTTTCAATTCTTCCAGCATACTTTCTGCTGTTTCTTTATATAAAGATAAGAAAGCGACTTCACCATAATCAGCTGCTTTTACAACTTCCCCATCACCGCCATATTCAACTGGCGATACCTCATAATGCAAATCTAATGATACGTAGCTGTCTAAAACCACATATCCATCACAGACAGTTAGTGTTTCACCTGTTGCGGTTTCTACACATAATGTCTCAACATTTTCCTTTTTTGAGAATTCAGAATGAATCTCTTTTAGTGATCTATCAGCAATGAAAGCAAGTTTCACATGATTATCTCCGACATTGAATCCGTCTGTGATCAGCTGATATCTACTGCCATTTTTCAGTTTAATAAATTCCATATCTTAATGCTCCTTTCGTTAGATAGTAGATTTTCCTGTTATATATGTAAGGTGTATGTTGACGCCAACATCCTTTACTATTTTTTCAAGAGGGGAAAACAAAATAGTTCCATCCTGTTTAATATTTATCTTTGCGATAATTTTTGTACTACCTACGATTTCATAGAAATTTAGATCTACTGTCGGGCGAAAAGCTTCCGGAATCATCGACGGCGTAGCTATCGTAGTCTCTCCGTTCGCTGCCAATTCCTTTTGCATATAACCAGCACACTTTAAATAAATAACTTTCCCACTTCTATACATATTGGCCGGAGGAAGATATACCGAATTAGTTAATTGAACAGTGTTTCCGTTTAATTCTGTTTTTATATCATCGAATTTCTTTTTACAATATCCGGCACTAGGTACTTTTGCATTGGATGTTGAATCCGTCGTAACGATATCGCTAGGTGTTAATGGGACAGGTATTGCATAAGGTAAACTATTCCAAGGTGTTACTCCATCCCCCATTTTCATTTTAACGATTCCCTTTCCAACACCTGCATTCGGTATTTCATAACCGATTTCGCGTTCTTTCAAAACCATATTTGATTGTTCCCATTGTGCCTTTGTTCCAGCACGTGGTCTTATTGTATAAAATGGCATTTCTCATTCTCCTCTCTTTAAATCGGATATCCACCGTTTACATCAATGTCTTCTTCGCTCGCTTGTGTGAACGGGTCACCGCCGTCCATATCGAATGTTTCAAGCTGCAGTGCTGATATAGCATCATAACATTGTGCTACCGCATTTTTTACATCCTTTTGAGATTCGTTAGTTTGGTCTATCAAATCATCTAATTTCTCTTTGCTTTTTTCAAAATAAGGATCAACAGTACTCGTATACCATGATTTCATAGCACTTAATACTTCTCTTTGCCAATATTCTTCCGGTGGAGAAACTGCAGCTTTGATTTTGTTGGATACATCTACTTGTAGAGCTAATCTGTTAGATGTGATAACGATTTTATTTTCGTCAATCGCTGCCAAAGACAAATATACATCGCCTTCGTTTTCAAACACCCCATCAGGCAACAAAATGTATGTCCCATCATCTTTTTCCTGTAGAGGACATACGATCGGCATATCTGATTTCCAACTAGTACAGTAACCAGATAACACCATTCCCTTAAATGGATTTGTTTCCGATGTGTCTTTAATAAGCTTAATAAAAAGATTGGCCGAGTGCTGATAACCTACAAGACTGTTTCCGTCAAGCATTATCTCTCTACCAATCTGTTTAATTTGTGTTACTACTATATCCATTCAATCACCTCCTATCCACGTACCTTGTCATTTACATATCTCATGGCATCTGTAGAAATACCCATCAAACTGATATACCTGTCCCTTGATGTGCCATTTCCCATATCTATATGTACTTTTACAAACTTTGCAGGGTCATACGGCGATATTACATAATCATATCGCCACGTATGGGAATGCAATCCAGAAATAACATTTTTCATAATAACGTAATCAGCGGAAGTAATCGTCCCACTTCGATCTATGTCTAAATAATCATATTCTGCATCAGTCAAAGTGATTTGACCAAGAATGAACTGTTTTATTTTTTCAGTATCTGCAGAGGTATAATTGGGTATGTTTGCAGTATAAGAAGCAGTCAGTCCTTCTGAATTTAAAGACCATCCACCGATATGACGTGATTCTATCGAGCCATTCATAACCAGCTTTTTAGAATTCTGATCCACATAGAGTACAAGGCTGTTGTTACCATCGTATACCTTGATTCCACCATTCTTTATTGTCAGACCAAGGATATCTATAATCACCTGCATAGTCTGCATGGAGTTACCGTTGTTTATCGCCTTCGATATAAGCGCAACGATCTGGTCTTCCTGCAATTTCAACTGAGCTTCTCCTAGCCCTTTTGCAATCAACTCAATGCTTTCAGAATTGTTCCGGATAGTCGTTTCTTTCTTATATCCATCCTGCGTAAGTTCGGTCACGTTTTCCTGCATCTGGTTTATCATATCCGTTATTTTACGAGGTTCATTAGACAGTGTAATCGTATTGTTCGACCTTTCTTCATCCAGTAGGTACTTTCGGATTTTTACGATACGGTGTGGTACATCGATGCCTCTGACAGGATCAATGATACAATGCGCTGTCTCTCGAATTTTCACCTTCAAGTCTTTGTACTTATCATCTACCGCGGCAAGGTCTATCATATTGATTGTGTATGATCCAACCGGTGCTGCCAACTCCTGCAGCTTCTTCCTTCCGTCCGCCAGAAGGCTTTCCTTGTTCGTGTATCGCCCATCTATCCATGAGGTCACTATCGGCTTGCCTTTGTAGCCCTGCAGGTCGATATACGGCTTCCCGTCGTTTATATCGGAAAATGTCAAATCATCAGCACCGTAGCAGTAAAGCCTTGTGACAAGCCCTGTGCTACTTTCCTTATATGTGTGGTCCTTCATGTTTAACTCTGGAGTTACATACAATCCGGTGTCTATAGAAGCGTATGGATCTATCACAGTAACGACCTTGCTCAAACAATCAAAATCATACTGCACATCATATACCACCTTGCAGCGCATCAGTACATCGTACCCGTTGCATTTTTCCTTATCCGGTGTGCGTCTGATCGTTCTGACCTCTTCGCCGGTTACCGTCCACCCTGAAGGCTTGATATAATTCAATACATCGCCTATGTTTTTTGTCTGCAGTGCAGCAATATCTGCTGTTTTCAGATAATACGATGCCTTCCAATCATCCATATCCAGTTCGCAGGTAATCGTGGCCTGCGTGATCAGCTTGTTTACACCCTTGATAAGATAGAGGTTATCCTCTGTCCTTACTTCTGCCTCGGTCTTTAAATACGTAAATAACTCTGAATCTGGCGGAACATCAAAAGAGAGCGTTTCTTCGCCCTCTTCGTCCTTTTCTACATATGCGTTCGTGGCTACTGTGATAGGCAGCCATCCGTCTTGTGTCTTGACACTTAACATATGTCACCTCCTATAGATATACTGGGCTGTAATACATCACCACATCAGCGTTTGTGTTACTCACCGTGATGATGTGGTCGCCCGGTCCCAAACTGGGAAACTTGGTAAACATTGCATCAGAATATTTGTTTTTACCATCTTCTGTTATGAGCATACTCTCACCATCCAGGATTATCTTCTTAGCGGTATGGATATTACGTATCGTATATCCTCCTACTGTGATCTCTCCATTGTAATGGGGGGTTATCTCATAGCGGATACCGGCTTTATACGCTCCTTTAATCGTTATCATATTATCGGTACGTGTTAGATTAAAGCACCGCTCTGAACCTTTCTTTATGACGGATAAAGGGTATGTTATCTCGTAATTACAAGCACCCAAGTGTTTTACTTCTGGTTGGCCAGATAAAATGCAATCGTATCGGTAACCATCTTCTATGTCAATCATAGAGCGTTGTCTCAATTCCTGCAAGAAACGCCCTGGGTTGTCATCGTTATCAAACACAATAACAAGATTCATTGGTTTTGGTTCGATTGATTCAGAAATCATCGTATGCCGGTAGTCTGTAGATTTTATGGTTCGTGAAAGAGAAGGAGGCATATATGTGAATGAAACAAATATACCGCCGTACATTTCCAGTCGTTTTTCATTTATCCTCATATCCTACCTCCATCCGAGCTCTTCCGAAATGTCATTCACAGTGGCGTGCGCAAACTCTTTTCCATTGATATAAAGAGGTACATTAAGCGTAACGGCACCAGCGTTCCCCTTACCATAGATTTTCTGAGCTGTATATTCCTCGTTTTCCTTTGCGGTAAGCACACGTTCGCCTTTATGCAACCGCGCATTGTATCCATCATAAGGGACATAATCAAAACCCGTCGCGTATTGTGAAACCCACTTGCCAGCTTGGTTTGTAGGTCTTTCATAAACCTTGGAATACTTCTCAACATAATTAGTTGTAACAGTAACTTCCTTATCTTCTGGATTCCACCGGTCCCAATGTCCAAACATTTTTGTCCATTTTGAGACAACTTCACCTGTTGAGATATCCACCTTATCTGCTAATTCAGAATGAGCAGACATAAGTTTATCAATACCTTCTTTTTTTGTCTTTTTAGCCGCCTCTACGGATTTTTCGTATTCTTCGTTTGCGCTCTTTATGATTTCTTCTGCTTTTTCTTTGTATTTTCCACCTTCAATAGTTTTTAATTCTTCAGCTTGTCGCACAAGTTCATCACGCTTTCTACCAGCTGATTTTACGGATTCTTTTTCAAGTTTATTCATTTCTTTAATGGCATTACCTGCCATTTCTGCAGTGATACGAGTGCTGCTAGAATTTAATCTATTTAATATGACTTCTTGTTCAGCCTTATTACTCGACATAGCTTCTACTGCCTCAGTTTTCATCTGATCGTAGAGTTGATCAATACGTTCCTGTTGACTCTTTGTAATCTTACCACCATTATCTTTAATTTCCTTGTAAATACCTGTTATTTGATCTTTCAGGTATTTTGTTTTATCAATCCTGCCCTTGTATCCATCGTTAACTGTTTTCATAATCTCTTTTTGTTCTTCAGAAGTTATTGCAGTGGTAGAATCAAACATTTGTTGATATCTGCTGACAGTTCCTTCTTTTTGTTTTTCAATAGAAGATGTCACTTTATTTGCCATGTCATCAACTTTTCCCGATATCTTTCCGACGCTTTCATCTGTTACTTTTGTAATACCCGTATACATATCCATAGAGAATTGTTGTGCATCGTTTGAAAGTTTAAGATACGATGACAGTTGTTTTTCTGTTTCTTCACTAATTCTAACCGTATGAGCTCCTACAGCGTTTCCAGCCTTATCATAATCAATAACAGTACGGTCAGCGAATAAGTCAATACTAGGAATTACATCTTGTTGCAAATTATCGTATACTGCTTTGCCCGCTAGAGCTAAGCCGCCAATTGCCGCCACAGCCCCTGCCGCAGGCAGTACCAAACCACCAAGTGTGGATACAACACCGGTTAATGCAGTAGTGCCACCAGCAGCTGCAGTTGTCATCCCTGCAGCACCAGCTGTAACTTTCGCCAAACCTCCTGCTGCTGTAGCTCCAGCAGGTGCTAACTTTGATAGTAGCCCACCAAATTTTCCAATAAGACCGCTGCTAGATGCCAGCGAAGATCCCAACTTCCCTATGAGTGGAATGCCTTTGCCTATAAGTTTCGTTGCTCCGGATACAGCAGGTGCCAATTTCGTAAAACCTGTTACTAGAGAACCAGTGATTTTCAGCAATGGACCAAACGCAGCAACCAGAGCTCCTACCTTCACGATAAGCTCCATCGTTTCCGGTTTCATCTTCCCTATTTTCTCCGCAACCTTACCGATGAGGTCAGCGGCCTTTTCCAGCATTGGAGCCATAGCATCTCCTAGCTTCGTAAGTGAGTTCTTAGCTTTGTTCAGTGAATTGCTGAACTTCGCACCAGTGGTTTCATTAACACGCTTGAATGCTTCATCTGTTGCACCTGTAGCATCCTGCATTTTTTTTAATTTCTCAGTGAATACATCATGCTGTGCTCCGCTCAATGCCAGAGCCAAGGTCTGACCTTCGATTGAACCGATATAAGATTGTAATGGTTTGCCACTATCTTTTGCTGCCTTTGTGATGATGTCGATAGTGCCTTGCAGACCTTTTCCCTTGATCATAGCTTCGCCATTTTCGTAGCCGTATTTTTTCATGAGTTCCGCCATACTGTCTGTAGGTGCCATCAATGCCTGGAGGACACCACGCAGCTGTGTAGATACCTCTGCTGCGTTTCCAGTTACGCCGGTAGCTGTGGCCATAACGCCGAATAATTCTTCCTGGCTTACATTCAACTGCTTTGTTAAAGGCACTACTCTTCCGATTGATCCAGCCAACTCCGGGAATGTCGTCTGTCCCAATTTCGCAGTAAGGAAAGCAAGGTCAGAAACCTTCTGGTTCGCGGCTGCCGAAGTATCGCCATATCCCTTCGTTACCGCTGATAAAAGGTTGATACTGTCAGTTACCTCTGCATTACCGGCTTTCGCTCCTTTTGATGCGATTTCCAATATCTTTGCACTGTCTGCGGTATCGCCAAACGCTGAAACGACCTGATATAAGCCATCGCTGATATTGCTTGTAGCCAATCCTGTATCATTGGATATCTTATAAACATTCTGTTTCAGCTCTTCCGTTCTTTTATTGACCTGTTCTACTGAACCATCCAATAATGTTGACACAAGTCCCATGTTTTTAGATAGATCCATGCTCAGCTTCCCTGCAGCAGTTCCTGCAGCAAGCAGGGGAACTGTAAGTAATTTCGTAGCCTGCCCTCCTACTTTTGACATGTTCTGTCCTACTTTAGCAGTGGATTCAAGCTTCTTTGATACATCCTTTGCCTGAACTACTGCCTCCGCTTTGACACTTTCCATGTCTTTTTTGAAGTTTGCAATGTCAACTTTGATTTTTGTAATCAGAGGTGCCAGTTCAAGGCCTCCCATTAAGCTCATGTCATGACACCTCCTTTGAATGCATGTACTGCTTGCAAGTCTGCAGAAGTCGTCTGCAGTCTGATCAAATCTTTCATGAATTTTCTGCCTGCTTCTGAACGCATATTGTTATACATCCACGCATCTTTTCGATAGAGCAGGAAAAGGCTATACGGCTGCTCCATGACTTCATCAAATGATAGTCTGGTATAATCACTAATAGCTTTCAACTCACCGCTCATAGTTTGATACTTGCCCTCCCACTCCTCCGTACTGAAATACTTTTGAATGATTGCATCGCGTATCACAGGATCAGATGGGAGTGGGATTGCTAGTTTGGGTCGTTCAATGCTTTACGTGGAAGCAGGACACATTCTCTGTAGATTCTGGAGATTGCCCCAGCAGGAAGGTCATATACATCCTTCTCTGTGAACTGTTTGCCACCGGTGTTCTTATTCAGAAGCCACAAAACCATTTTCAGTTCGTCTTGCTGTGTCGTATCTTCGTTCGCCTCATACTCAGCAACTTTCTTCATATCACGATAGGAAAGTTCTGGAAGCTTGACTAATTCCCCTTTGATGAGGAAATCTACCGTTCTGTTGGCATATGCTGATAAATCAATTGGTTTCATTCTGTTCCTCCTTCTTCCGGTGTTACCGGTGCATCTTCCATTTCTTCTTCAAACTCACATAGCCAGTCTTTCTTTTTAGCTATTGCATTCAGCTGTGCGTCAATCGTCAATTCCTTCTGACTGAATTCCAACGAGAACCCATTTCCGCCCTGTGCAATGGCGGTAAAGCGCAATTTCTTGCCACCTTTTTTAGTGTGTACGAATCGCACCAACACTGTTTTTAAATCTTTGTTACCACCAAATACGAGCGTTCGTGTCTTCTTTTCTTTATTCTCTGTAAAAACCGCTGTGGAAAGCAACGCAAGCTTAGCCAGCGACCAGCTAATGATACCGGTTTTGATTGCCATGTCTTCACCGATTACAAACCTTGCAACGATTTTTCCGAACCAGTCCTTTACATCGTATATCTCGGGTTTGTATTCCAAGGAAAACCCGCCGGAGCAATGTCCTACATTGTGCTCATCTGTTTCGATTTCTGCATGTACCGGAATTTCTGTTCCATTAAACTCATACATATACAGCTCGCCAGCGCCTAGCAGAATTTCTTGTGTTTTTTCTTCCATATCTTACCTCCATAGTAAATTGAAAAGAGTGGGATATTCCCACATGTTTGTTTCTGAATTGAACAACCATCCACCGCCGGAAACCTGTGCTCTTACAGCATAGTCTCCCATAACGATAGATGGTTGCTGTTCATCTGTATTCAATGCCTGAATGACCTTATCACGAATTTCCAAACACTCTTCCATGTTCCCACTGATCACCCTTACTTCCAACTGACACTCCTTCACAGCCCCCTCGTTATAAGGCGATATCTTGTAAGTCATAGCAGGGAAAGGACCGTAAGTAAACGCCGGAGATACATCCATGCCTGTGATGTGTTCCAGATACTCTCTGATTGCATATTCGATCATCACTTACCTCCCAGCACTTTCAGCACTTTAGCCTTGTTTTCGTCCCTTGCAGGTTCTAAAAAAGACCGTGGCTTCATGCCATCAGTCTTATAAAACTTCTTTCCCTTTTTCCCATACACAATGACCACCTTCCCTTCAAACGTCGGCCGTTTCGTTCCGGCGTATTCATCTACAGGAACATACCACGGTGTCTTTCTACCATCTCCATCTTTTGCATGAACGCCGGTTCCTTTTTCGATATATGGCGCATAATCCAAATTACTGTAGATACGCCCTGTGATGTCTTTCGCAGTCACTGAAACATCATGAGTTATTGAAGCTCTCAAATGACCGTAATCCACTATATCAGCACAGTTTATTTTAGCTGCACGTTCAATAATAAGACAGCCACGTTCAACATTATGCTCCATCTCTTTAAGCATCTGCAAGGTGACGTTGTCAACAGACTGGCAAAATTCCCTGTTATCATCATCCATAAAGGTCAATCCTTTTCAGTATGAGCGTAGTCTGTCTTCCAGAAGTGTCAAAATCCTGTACCTCATAATGCTGCGTGTCTATGTCAATGCGGTATTCTTTGCCCACATCAAAATCCTTAGACATCGTGATGCCGTTGTGCGTACTGTCCTGGTATTTGACCGTGTTTATATTTTTGTAGCTGCTGTTTTTGTAAACAGCCACCATGATACCCCCAATCGGCACATAATCATCCGTTTTTGCGCCAGATTTTCCTTTTTTTGTTTTATTGACAAGCAGAGTCGCTGGTAACATATCTGTAAATATGCTCATGGTAGACTCCTGTACTTTCTCAATGCTCGGCGGATAGATTTTGGTATGTCTCCGCTGTATGTTTCGCTTGTTCCGGCTTTTGAACTGCTCGATAGACCTTCATTTCCAGTAAGAATGAGCCTATAAACACATAAATCAGAGACTGGCGTAACTATCTTTTCATCGATGTCGCCTTCACGATAATTTATATAATCTAAAGCGTCATTAATGGCATCATTTACTGTATCATCAACATATGGCTGATCAATGTTTTTGATATGCGGTTTAAAACTCAATTTTGTTGCAACCTTTTGTTTCAGCTCTTTCTGATCCATGATTCCCCTCCTTTGGAAAAGAGGGAATGGTTACCCTCTTGAAATAATACGTGCGATTGGGATAGCTTTGTGGCTGATATACTTGCTTCCTCCGGCAGAGCTGTCATTTACTAAAGACCAGTTTTTACCGTCGGCCATTTCCTCATTGGTAGGGGATAAAGATGCCTGCTGTTTCTTAAGGTAAGAAATTCCGTTTACCGCCACGGCTGTACGTTTACGGCTAATCAGCGTGTCTTCTCCACCATTGACCTTCGCCTCGCGTACCATTTCATATGGATGTTTTACGCTTAACGGCTGGGAGGAGATCGCTTTGTCACCCAGCACGTAAGTTGTATACTTTGTATATTCCTCTGTAGCGGGTACATATCCTTCCTCTCCCTCATTTCCCTGTGCCTCCTTTGCAGGGACGGTTTCGCTAGGCATGGAATCATCAATAATAACTAATTTCCCATTCCATGTCCCCATTCCGAGGTCACGCTCAACACCGCTTGCGTCCGTATATTTAAGGTATGCAATCAGCTTGAGATTTTCCAGATTCGTAGAAACAGAGCTGTGCATGATAACAAGCTTAAAGATATCCTTGTTGTCACCACAAGCCCTCTGCATTGTGTCATTCAGCGATGTTGGACCAACTTTCGCAGCTTCGTCGGATTTTTCTGAAATATCGTTTGTGTGCGCTGTGATAAACTCTGTGTTTTTTGCTCCGGTCATAGAGTAAACGCCTTTCAGAATAGCTAGGATACTATCCTGGTCTTTGTCATTCCAGAATTTCATGATTTTGGTACGAACGTTTGCCATGAAATCGACACCACCGGTAATCTCGTAAGAGAAATCCTTTTCCGTCCATCCGTGCATGCGGCCAAATGTAAATACACCCTGTTCAAATGTGGTTGTAGTTGAAGTTGTTACATCAGTTTTACCGTCATAGTTATCTGGGTCACCCTCCAGATTGCCATAAAATGGAATGATACCGTATGCGGTATTGGTCTGATTGCCAAACAGATCCAGCAGGCGCTGGTCCTTTGTAATTGCTCCTGATTCCAGTAGTTTGTTACGCTTTACATCAGGAATGGCATTCATGTATTTTCCGAATGCCTCTTCATTGAAAATCTTAGCATCAAATTGTGTAGTCATATATCATCTTCCTTTCTATTCGCCGTTTTCCAGCTGATTAACAAAATCTTCGTAAGACATATCCTCTGGCTTTTTATCTGGATCATCACCTTCTGGCGGTGTCTTCCCGGTTTTTGTCTTAAACATATCTTTGTATGTTTCTTTCAGGCTTTTAACCTGGTCTTCCAATCCTTCAACAGAGCCGTCTTCTTTGATTTTCAGCTTTGTTCGGTCAATTTTTCCTGACATCAAGTCCGGATGAATTGCCTCCTCCAATGCTTTTTCGATTGCTGCATCAAACTTCATATTAGCGATTTCGGCATCATATTCCTTCTTTGCCTTTTTGTTCGCTTCCTGAGCAGCCTCCAACTGATTTTTTAGGTCTTCGACAGAACCGGCTTTTTTCAAATCCTCCAGCTGTTTGTCACGAGCTTTAACGTCCTTGGTGAGCTGTTCCTTAGCATCGACAACAGTGTTGTACTCATCTTTGGACACAACATTGTCCGGCGCCTGTTTGTTGATTTCTTTGATTGCTTCAGTGAGATTCAGTTTTCCATCTTCTCCTATGTGCTTTTCAATGATTTTTTTTATCCATTCCATATATAACCTCCATAGCATTTATATACCGCTCGCGTGCGGTTTGTAGGTCTGCCTATACCCGGCAGTCGATAAAATAAAAACACGGCTCTCCGTGTCATTTCAGATGATTGCAAAAATACGGCAGTTTCCGCTGTGGCGGGTCCTTCATATAGGTCACCTCTCTTTCAGTCTTTCCACAAAAAATGCAGGTCCGCTGTATCTTCTGCGTCCTGCACTTCAATCTGTTATCACAGTATTCATCCTGTATCATTTCTGCATAAGCATGTTGGCATCTATTCCCTATCTTTTTCCAACTCATCGTATTGCTCTTGTGTGATTTTTCCAGCCACAAGCAATTTATCATGCCTATCTTTCCTCATGATTTTAGCAAGCCGCTTGTCTTCATCGGTAAGTTCAACTTTCCCTATAACTTTAGGCATCAAGGGTTCGTATAGCTTCATTCTATTGTACTCATCAATGTTTTTATTGCTCATTTTTATCAACCTCCACAAGATCAATATATGTTTTTCCGTTTAACTTTTCTATGTTGACAGATTCAAATTCCGTATCTCGCATAAACAAAATTTCATTTTCCTCAGGATTGACACTTCTTATATCTCTCCCGTTTTTTGAGTAAATCGTTATCTGTACTTCTCCATCTTCATTATATACCTCATTCATTGAAGATGAAACATATTCTTTGTATTTAACTTTGTTTCCTACCTCATGCATTTCTATAAATTTTTTTCTGTCTTCATCGTGCAGAAAGTTAAGTGACCGGTTTACTACTCCTTGTATAGCAGGTATTTTGTATAAGGCTTTATCAAGGCTATTGATCCACTTTTTATCACTCTCTGATAGATCATACCCATTTCTCAACTTATCGTTCAGCACATAAGCATCCGGGCTTACATATTTGACGATTGCAGCATTCTCAGCTTCCGTCAATTTTGGTGTTTCATCATCCAACACTGGAAGCCATGTACATCTGCATCCTGTGTGGCACGGAAGAATTGGCGCTTTATCGATATCGTATTCTTTCTCATGGTTCGCACCGCATATCTTACAAGTGCGTTCATCCTCAGCAGCCCACCACTGCACCTTTTTGACACCTGCATCTTTGTAACCGCGCAATGCACTTCGGTTCATGTAATTTATCGTTTCAGTGCGTACGAGGCGATGCGCTACATTAAAAGATTTCTGCATGACGTTTGACAACTGAACAGCTGTTTCTGTAACTGTCTTCCCAGTCGCTATGAAATTGTTGATAACACCATTCATATTACGTTCCAGAACACCCATGTCATTCCACAGTCTTTCACTGAAAAACGAACCGTGCCAAGGTGATCGTAGCATTTGCTCCATTTCTTTTTTGTTGGGAAAGGAAAAATTATCAATCCCTAGCGATTCCATGACATTTTTATAAACTGCCCTTCCTGCAGTCTTCATGCGTGAGGTCTGCGACTTTTCGATGGATGTACCAAGTTTTTCTATTTCCTGAAATATAGCCCCTTGCTGGCCAAGCAGCTTGTTAAATCGGTATTGCTGTGTTCGTGTAAGCTCCCCAGTCTTTTCGGCTTCTTCAGCCAACGCATATAGCTCTCGTTTGATGCTGGATGAAGTCTTTTCATACATTCTCAGCAAATCGCGATTTTGCTCTTCTACATTATTGTAAGTCCTCCACGTTTCCTTAGCTATCCGGTTTTCCCAATATTCACTATTCTGATATAGTTTACTCTTCGCCATCTTCTGCGCCTAAAGGCACTCTATCCTGAAACGAATGTCCTTCACTTTCCATCAGTTCTTTTTCTTTTTCCACATCATCAACATATGGATGGTTGGTTAAATATGTATTTTGGGAAATATTAGCACTGGAAGCGTTAAGATTGTTAATCTTCTCGGTTTCGTTTATCTTCATATCAAGATTAAACGTGATGCTTATTTCTTCTGTGTGCTTCGCATCCAGGAAGGAATCTATGAAATACAGTAAGTCTTCAAAGGCAAATGTCACATGCATCACCATTGCATCAGCTTTCAAATTCAGTCCAGAATACATAAATTTGAGAGCCACACCGGATGGGGCGTTGCCAAATTTATCCAAATCCTTGATTACTCCCTGCCCTGAATCAATGATATCTCTTTTAAGCTGCTCATAATGCTCTCTGAGCGCCGTTATATCCATAGTGGGCGTAAGTGTCGTTACGCCTGAATTATCGTCCTCGTCGTCTGCATCAAGCACGAGAGCACGCTTTTCGTTGATATCGCTTAAGAATTTTTCAAGATTATCACCTTTATATCCCTTAAGGATAAAGATAAGATTTTTTGTTTCTTCCACGTAGTTTGCAGCTTCGCTCCGTGATTTATCATAGTTATCAATAAGCGACTTAACGAATTTGATATCCGGTAATTCAATATCGTTATTTTTCACCGGTATCCAGGGCACTTTCCCCCAACTACACCACTCTTTTCCGTTTTTAAAGTGAACCACGGTGTTACCTGCATCATCAACGTTCTTTGCCATATCCAGAATATAGTCTTCGCCTTCTCTCACTCTGCACACATATCCATCAGCTGTCCACGTTTCCACGTGAGTTCTGTATTTCTTTACGCCGCCGTCATAGTAGACTGTATCATAGATATAATGCATAGCCTTTAGTTCTTCATGATTATTGTCTGTCCACTCTGGTAAGCACTTACTGGCAGGGACAAGCATAATTTTAAATTTGCCTTGCTCATCAACGTATGGATGCCACCACGCTATGCCATGATTACTGGCAGCGTATCCAGAACGCATCAAGAAATGTTTAAATCGCTTGCCGAGTACATCCTGCACACTTTTTAGATAGACCTTATCCTTACAATCGAGCGTATATTCCTTCGCAAATATGTATGCTACTTTTTCGTCCACCATGTTTTTGTAGGATGCATGTGCGAGCTTATTGTTGGCTTTGTTTTTTTCTGGCACTGTCTTGCCGTCAACAACACGCTCCATTTTACGTTTTTTTATATCGTTATCTACTGCATAATAACGGTCGCCGATATACATCCACTCACGTCTTTTACTGTTGAGAAATTCAGACACCAACTCTTTTAAGTGATCCTCGTAACGTTCTTTGTCTTTCATTGCCATTCTTGCTGCTTTCACTCCCTTCCGGATTTTTCTAACGATTCCCAACGTATCACCTCCAAAATAAAAAGGTCTATAGCGACCTCATACCTACATGCTTTTTTAAATCTGATACCTCATAATCATCCAACGCATACCAAATGGCTGATAATGTGTGAGGGTCAATATTGAACTCATCTTCGATAATCTCACCATCTTTATCTACTTTAAAGGTAAGCTCCTGCAGTTCATCAACTGTGTTGTGGCATTCATCTGAGCATATGATTTTTTTAAATCGTTTTACCTTTTTAGTGTATACGTATCGTGAACCGCTGAATTTTTTGCATTTCTTCATACGGATTCCCTTTTGCTTATAATACTTGATTGCCTTAGGCTCTGCGTTATCTGATTTAATGAGCTCCCCAGATTCGGCAAACTCTTTTATATCCTCGAATATTTCAGGGTCTGTTTTATCCCTTGAATAATACTCCCAGTAAATATACAAAATCTTGTTTTCATGGTCTATTGCCAGTCGTAATAATGCGTTGTACGAGGTAACGAAGCCAAAGTCCATACCATTTTTGAACATGGGGTCGTGTATCTGTTGTATGAGATCCATTACTTCTTCATGTGGTTTTGTTTCAAATTGTGGAAATACTCTCTTTCCGTTGGTTCCGAACATCCCCCTGCGTGCTATCCTGTATAAATCTGGATCATGGCTTTTTAAGTCGTCCAACTGCTCGATGTAATCATCCGGAACAAAATAATTATCATCAACCGTACTATGGTGATAGTATATCTTTCCTTACGGATAATCCGCTTCTCATAAAGTTCTTTGTCACTCAAATAGAAGAAGTGTTCTTTTTTATCCTCAAAGAAATACTTATAGCACCAGTTTGCCTTGCTAACTGGGTTTGTCGATAGGATGATGTGGTTACTCAAAGAAGGATGTCTCAGACGTCCTGTAATCTCCTTGAAGCCTTCATATTTAACTTCTGAGCATTCTTCTATCCAGACAATCGAAACACCGTTCAGAGACTTCAGCTTAGCTGGTTTATCCATTCCCTTGAAAATGATTTTGCTCCCGTTTTTGAATTTTACTTGCATTGGCGAAGCAGTAAAGCTCATCAAATGATCAACGCCCATGTTCTCTGCTATTTCTTGCAATAAATCATAGCAAGATTCACGGATAGTTTCAAACACTTCTCGTACAACTAAAGCCTTGCGTTTTTCTGCCAGAAGTTTGCTGAGAAGTTTAACTCCCACGTGATAACTTTTCGACGAACCGTATCCGCCGACCAGAAAATAAAATTTGCTTTCCCAGTCGTTTACAAAGTTGATGAAGTGGTCGTTTAACGCAACGTTAATCTGCTTTGTCATTTTCTGCACTTGCTGGTGTGAAAGTGATATTTATGTCCATGTCGTTATCGCCCGCAACCTTCTCCAGCCGTTTCATTAGCTCTTTTCCAGCATCTAACCTTTCTTTCAGCGCTGCGTCCAATCCAAACTGGTCCTTTTCAACTCCACGCATGACCGCAGTATAAAACTCCATGACTTCTTTAATGTCAGCGATTTTCTTATCTTCGACCTTTTTCATGACCTTTTTCATATATTCTTGGACGCTAACGTTTGTTAACAGACGAGCAGCACCAGCTCTTGCTCCTTTAGGGCTATATCCCGCTTTTATGTACGCATCAGTTTGTGAAAGGTTATCCTTACACAGATACAGCACAAATGCCTTTTGTTTCTCACTTATTTTCACGAGCTATCATCCCTTAATAAATCAGCAAGGAATTGTACCACGTCTAACGCTTTATCAAAGTAATAGCTATCTTTCTGCTTTTCTCCATCTGCATCCATGTATGTTGTAAATACTGTATACTTTGTGCATATGCAATCGTATTTATCAGAATAGAATTGTGACCTATTGATACAATACACTTTGCCTTTGGCTTTTAATGCCTTCTGCAACTTGTTTATTAAGGTATTTATATTATTGCTCATTAGATCACTCTCCTTTCTTTTTTATGTCGCTGGCTTAATCAAATACCCTGCCCCCTGTGCAACTATATCAGCATCTGCATACTTTAATCTTTGTTTTACGATACTATCATAAGCTGCCATTATCTTAGGCATCTGTATTGCCATCCAGTCTATCATTTCTTCATTAACGGCCCATGCCTCGTGTGCAGCGCTGCTCTGGTCCATACCAGATTCAAACAAAAAGGCGTGTATCAGTTCGTGTCTCAATACATGCCTCTGCATTTCTTTCAGATTATCTGTTTTATATTCCGCCGGAACGTCTTCTTGTTCGCTGATGCGAATTTCTTTGGTATAGAAATCTGTTTCTCCGCCTCTGCCATCAAGGGAAGGAATATATTTGATTTTGTATACTGTACCTAACACATTTACCTTCATTTCAGATTTTCCTTTATGAAGTTGTTTATCATCTTTGCAATTTCTTTGTCAGATATGGTTAAAGGTATCTCTATGCGACATGGCTGTGCATATACAGGCTCTTTATCACACATGATTGACAATGCCAGCTCCAAACCATTATATAGGCCCTGGTTATAATCGTCATAGCCACCTTTTAAACTGCATTCCTGAATCTTGTGTGCCTCCTCCAGTGATTTGATTGCTGCACCTATATTCATATGTGCTCTGCGCTCCTTTTCCAAGAGGTGTTCAGCCTCTCTTAGCTTATTTGTCAATCTATATATTTCTCGCTCATTATTCCATTTCACATCTCTTAAATGCCTTATTTCTTGTCTTAACTCCATTTTTTATCCCTCCTGCTGCTGCATATAGCAGCACTCTCGTTGCGTCTGCGCGTGTTTTCCTTGTCTAGTGCCTTACGTTCTGCCTTGTACCATTCGCACGCTCCGTGGCATCCTGGATGGCGTTTAGGGCAGTCTTTACATACTGTAATCATCCTCTAGTACCTCGTATGTTTTTTTTGAAGATATCCGGCTTGCATGGATAAAACTCCCCATGAACACCCTTAATGATGTAATCACCGATTTCAGCGATATGCTCACCTTCCAGAGTTCTAATGATTAGCCCACCCTTTACTTTATCGTGATTGATATAAAATGTATCTCCGTAAGCGGTCATAAATTCATTTTGTTTTTGATAACCTGTCAAGAAATCAAACATTTCTCTATGATTTTTGCCTGTCCACTGTAATACATCCACTACAACCGGTTTCTTTCTTGCTTTCATGTATATCATTCCTTTCTGGTAAAATAAAAAGCACGTTTTCTCCTGTATCCCTTATA